CTGGCCCACAGCCGCTGTTCGCCCGCCAGGGGAATGTCGATCTCGCCCGCGTAGCGATGCCCGATCAGCGCGGGCAGCTCGGGGGCATCAGCGCGCCGGCCGACCGTGAGGCACAGCACGAACGGCCCGCTGGCGTTGACGCGGATCGTCGGCCCGTCGCGGTCGCCCGCGCCCTCCGCGATCAGGGTCCAGGTCGGGCCGATGGTGAAGGAGCGGGTTTCAGCCATGGGTGATCCTCGGTTTTGCTTGCCGGGATCATGGCGGTGGGGTTGGCCGGGTTATATGACGGGCTAGCGAGACAGCAGTGCGCGCGCCATATCCTCGAAACAGAAGGCGCATGACCACCAAGCTGCAAGCGGCACACCGATAAGTGCACCCCCGCCGATGATGATGACCAAAAGTATGAACACAGATTGTCTATCCATTACCTCGTGCCCCAGATCGGATCAAAATTTTCCACCGCGCGCTGCTCCTGCTGGCGGGCGATGGAGCGGGCGACGACGGGATAGGCGAAGGTTAAAGATAAGCTGTCGAAGTAATCACAGCTCGGCAGGCCCCGCTTTTTAAGCTCACTTTTCTTTTCAAGCACGATACTGTTATTCGCGTCGAACGAATAAAGCCGCGCGGTCAATCCCATTTCAATATCGCGATCATCTGGAATGCAGCCGCCATCGCGCAGCCATTCACGCATCGTTGCGCCCATCTGCGCAGCTTTGTTGGCCGCTTTCGGAACGCCCTCGATGTGGCGATCCGCCTTGCCGCCAAAGTTTACACCGATCACCGAATAGCCCATCTGCCGCAAGCGATCGACAACGCCGCCACCGACGCCGCCCTCGTCCACGAAGCAGCCATCCGGCTTAAGCCTGTCTATCTGCTCCATCACGCGCGCAGCCACCTCCATGGTGTTGGCGTGCTTCATGATAATCGGCGGCATCGACTTCGCATCACGCCCGCGCCTGGCCCAAATGACCGTCCGATCATCCCCGAACCGGGCCACGTCCACCCCCAGCACCAGCTCGTCGCCTAGCGTCGGCGCAGGGGTGCGCTCCATCGCCTCGCGGACCATGCCGCCGCCGATGAACTGGCGGTCGGACTCGCTCTCGTATGCGCCTTCCCAGATGTGCTGATAGCGGTCCGGGTCGCCAGCGAGGTCGAGCAGGCGTTCCTTCTCCAGCTCTTCACCTCGGAACGGGTTATCGCGCCAGTTTGCCTCAACCACCGTTCGCTCATCAGAGAAGCGTGGATCCTGCCGCAGCATCACATCGATTGGATCGCTGCGTAGGCGAGGGTTCCAAGTTCCCCACAGCTGCGAACCCGGCTTGCGGATCGTCGGCCGCAGCATATCGATAGCGCGCTGGCCGATGGTTTGCGCTTCCTCCATCCATGCAATATCGAAGCCCTCCAACGACTTGATGTTCTCCGCGTTGAACTCGTTCAAGCCTCGGAAGATGATGATGCCGTTGCCGGGAGTGCGGATGAAGCGATCGCCCGTGATGGGTTCAATTGCCGAACTGACGCCGAGACGCGCCGCGCTCTCAACGATCAGCTTGAATACCGATTGCTCCAGCGAGTTTTGCTGGTCGCGGATGCAGGCAGAAGACAGACCAGGCTCCATGATGTGCCGGAAAACCATGTGCATCGCGCGATCCCATGATTTCGCGCTGCCCCTGCCGCCATATGCTCCGAGATAGCGGGCCTTTGACTTCCACAGGGGCGCGAAGACCTTTGGCGTCTTGGGGGATAGGATCACGCCTCGTCATCCCCCACGAACGTGATCTTTGCGCCCTCGACAACAATGCCGCCGCTGAACTCTTTCTTGTCAGCCAGCCCCAGATCGCGAGCAATGATGTTGGCATTGAGCAGGCCCGCAGCGGCGCCCTCGAACTTCTGCGCGAAGATGATCCGCTCGACTCGTGTGATGACCTCCGACAAATCCGGGCGATCCTTGCGCCAGTCATCCCATGTCGAGAACCCGATATCCAGAAATACACACAGCGACGCCAGCGTCATGGCGCGCATATGAGGCAGGTCAGCGATGGTCACGTTTCCCTCGTAGGAGAAAGCCTTTGCCTCCATCAGCGGACGGCCCGACATCCAGGCGAAATACTCGCAGCATGCCGCCCACAGATCGTCACCATTGGCGAACTTCGGCTTCGGTCCCGCGCTGCTCCGCGTGTTCCACAGATCATTACCTGGCGCGAAATGGCCGAGATCGTTCCGCCCGCGCTTCGGGTCTCCGCTTTTCGCCTTAACCACCGCAGACCCCCTTTTCCGGCCCTCTGAGGCCCCTTCTCGCTTCCCGGCTACCACCGGACCAAAAACCGCCGAACCTGCCACAGGCGGCGCGCTCTGGCGCTCCTACGCATACGGCAAAGCCCGCCGGGTGAATATGCTGGCGCATCTCAAACCCCCCCATCATGGATCGTCTCGTTCCGCCGGGTGCAGCCCGGACAGACCCGCTTGCCGCTGCTGGCGAACGATTGCCCGCAGCAGATGCAGCGCCGCACGGCCCGCAGGACGCGCTTGGGGCTGCTCCCGTTGCGCGCCCCGGCCAGAGAGCCGTATCGGTTGTTGATCCGGGCGCGCAGGGCGTCCACGGGCACCGAAAACCGGGCGGCTGCATCGCGATAGGTCTTGCCCACGGCGCCGATCAGCCAGACCTCTGCCGCGTCCACCGCGCTGGCGTCATGCTTGCGGGCGCGGCTCATGATGCCACCGGTTGCGTAAGGCGGGCAGCGTCGATGATGCGCTGGAAAGGAATGGCGTTCAGGATCGCCTCGATGTCGGGTTGCGCCCTCATGCCCGTGCCTCCTCCGCCATCCGCTTGATCACCGCGATTGCGATCTCCGCCTGGCTGACGACCCGCGGCGCCTGGTTGCGGATGGTGCGCCCGGTCGGCGCCGTCTCGTCGGCCGTGACAGGCGGGATCTCGAACTCGGGCTGCGGCAGGTTGACGACGGTGACGCGCTTGCCGTTGGGGTTGTGGGGGATGCTTTTGCTCATGCTCGTGATTCCTTCCGACATGCGGCCTGCATCACCAGGGCCACGATCTTCTCGCGCTGCCGGACCGTCGCCCGCTTGGACAGGTATCGGCTGATGGTGCTTTCAGCCACGCCCAGGTCGCGGGCCATGGCGGCGCGGCTGTCCCACGACATCGGCCCGATCACCGTCCGCTGTCCGCGGTTGTGCCGCTTCCAGGTCCGCTGGCCGACGCGCTCCAGGCTGCCGAACTTTTCGAGATGGCTGTAGACCACGTTCCGCGTGACGCCCTTGCGGCGGGCGAACTCGCTGATGCTGGGGGCCTCCAGGTCCGGGGCCTTGCATCGCACGGTCCAGGTGTTGACGCGGCCAAGATCGCCGTAGCGGTCGAGGTGATCGCGGATGGTCGACACATCGACGCCAAGGTGGCGCGCTGCCGCAGCCTTGCTGGGGTGCCGGACGCCATCGGGCGTGGTAACGGGATCGCGACGCGGCATCAGCTGGCCTCCGGGCTGTCACGCATTTCAGCCTGGATCGCGTTCACGTCCTGTGCTGATGCCCGCTCCTTCACGGGTTCGACACGCTTGATCAGGCCGGGGAACTTGGCGGCCAGATCGTCGCAGATCGCCTGCCGCTCGTTCAGGTCAGGGATGCTCAACGGCTCCGGCGCCCGCAGCTGCTGGACGACCGCGCGCACCTGGTCGGCGTGCCGTTCGCCCCATGCCTTGTTCAGGATTTGCAGCAAATGGCCGGGGTTCGGTTTCTTGCTCGGGTTCTCGCGGCGCCACTGCCGCAGCGCAGCCTTGACGCTCTCGACCGGCCAGTCCTCCAGCTCGTCGGCCCAGTCCATCAGGATCAGGTCACGCTTCTTCTGGCTCATGTCCGACTGCCAGTAGCCGTCGAGGACCGTCCAGCATCGCGCTTAGGTTGCCGTCAACGGCTGCATCATATTGGAACTCGGTGATCTGGAACGGCCCCGTAGTGCCGTTGGTGGCGAAGTGCTGGAAGTTTTGCACCGGCATGAGCAGGGCGTTGCGGTCGAAGTCCACACGAAGATCGCCTGTCAGCGTGTGGTCTATGAAGCGATACTCGTATGGCGTTCCATCTGCCTTTTGCGAGACGCGCAGGCCCCATCCGTTCGCCGCCGCATCGTTAGCGGCCTGCGAAAAACGGCCCGCGAAGTCATTGGATAGCTCGGACGTGCTGCCGGTCATATTGATGTCGAGGATGTCATCTGCGGGCTTCCAGCCACCACCAAGCAGGGGTGCTCCACTCGACTTCAACCACTCAACAACTTTGCCCCCCGCGACCGCACTGATGCGGTTGAGTTCCGCAGGCTTGGGGGCGTCGAGGGCCGCGGAATAGCTCCCAAAGGGGATGGCAGCAGCAACCGCCAAATTCGCCTTGCCATCTGCAGCACCGGCAGTCGCAGCAGCCCCCTGAGCCACAGAAAGGGCAACCAAAGCATCCCCGTCCCGCGAAAACGCCAGGTCCGGGTCCGCCCACAGCAGCGTGGCGATCAGCGACACCCCTGCCCCGCGCGCCCACACGATCTCCTTGCCGCGCAGGGTCCGGCGCCACCGGCCGGTCACGGGATGCCCGGACACGCCCTGGCGCGGCGGCTTGCCATCGGCCACGGC